CGCCTGCTCGGCGTTGATGGCCTTGATCTGCGCGGGGGTCGCCGACGCCAGCGACGCGGCCACCGCCGAGCCCTGCTGGACGCCGGCCTGGGCAATCTGAGAAACGAGGTCCGAGCGGATGCCCTTCTTCTTCAGCGCGGCAAGGCTCTTCGCGAACGCCTCGGCCGCGCGCCGGTCACGCTGGAGCCGGGCGAGGATCGCCTCGGGGCTCTGGCTGCCGGCCTGGCCGGTGATGTTCGCAGCGTCGAGGATGCCCTTCTTCACGTCCGCGGCGAGCTTGTCGCGGGCGGCGATCTGGTCGGACACCTTCTTCTGCGCGGCCTTCAGCTGCGCGGCCACCCGCTCCTCACGCCTGGCGAGCGCGAGGAGCTGCTTGGTGCCCGCCGACACCGTGGCCAGCGCCCGCGAGCGGGCCTTGCCCGGCTTCATGCTGTCGGCGACGATGTCCGCCAGCTTCGTCGCCGCGGCCTTGACCTGCTTGGACGAGCCGGTCAGGCCCTCGATGAGGCCGCGGGCGATCCACCGGCCCTGCGCCGCGGTGACCTTGGACGGTGATGCGATGCCCAACGCCTTCGCGATCGGCCCGGGGACCATCTCCTTCGCCCAGCTGATGAGCTGGCTCTTGATCCAGCCGCCCATGGACTTGATGCCGTTCCACAGGCCTTGGACGACGTTGATGCCCTTGTCGTACAGCAGGCTCGCCATCGATCCGATGCTCGCGGAGATCCGGCCCGGCAGGCCGGCCACCCACGTCACCAGCTCCCCGGCCTTCTTCGTGGCGGCCGTCTTCATCGACTGGAACGCGGCCGACGCGCGGGAGGACAGGCCGCCGGCGAGCGAGGCGATCGCGCCGTAGAGGCGGCCGGGCAGGCCCGAAGCCCAAGAGACCAGCGCGACCATCTGCCGCACAGCCCAGTCCTTGGCCTGCCCAAACCACTTGCTGACCCATCCGGGGATCTGGGCGAGGAGGGCGACACCGGCGAGGATGAACCCGACCGCGCCCTTGACCTTCCCCCAGATGTAGTCCCAGGCGACGCTCGTCGCGTTCTTGACCGTGTCCCAGTGCGCGATGATCAGGGCGACGAGGCCGACCACAGTGGCGATGACCCAGCCGACCGGGCCCATCGCGATCAGCCACTGAGCGGCCATCACAGCCGCCCACGCGACGGCCCGGGCCGCCATCAGCACGAACTGCCCAACCGTGACGGCGGCCACTCGCAGGACCGACACCAGCCAGGTCGCTGTCATCCGCGCTGCCGAGGCCGCCCACACCGCCGCGGTACGCAGCGCGCTGCCCGTGGCCGAGACAGCGACCATGGCGAAGCTGCCGGCGGCGCGGAGCCCCATCATCACCCAGGCCCCGGCCGTGCGGGCCGCGGACCCGACGTGGATCGCGGCGCTCTTCACCGCGGCGGCACCTGAGGTGACCCAGCCCCACACCACACGGCCGGCTGCCACGGTGGCCGTCACGCCCATCAGGACGAGCGCCGGGACGAGGACTCCGGTGATGACGAGACCGGCGACTTTGAACTCGGCGGAGTGGTCGCGAACGTACGTGCCCAGTTTGATCAGGGCGGGGATGGCCTGGCCGCCGATGAAGTCGACCAGGCGCTGCATCGCGCCGCGCTTGAACTCCTCGAGGTTCGCGGCCGCCGTGTCGTGGATGCCCTTGCCCAGCTTGTCCGCGGCCCCGGCCGCCTTGTCCATGCCGGACGCGGCTGCCGCCGAGGCCGGGTTGAGGGCGTACAGGGCGTCGCCCATGACGATGCCCGGGTCGCCGAAGAGGGCGCCTGCGGCGGCGAGCCGGTCGGTCTCGGAGGTCGTTTTCCGCAGCGCGTCAGTGGTCATCTGGAGCGCTTCGACGCCCGACGCGCCGCCCTTCTTGAGCTTTGCGATCACGGTGTCGGCGTTCAGGCCGATGCCCTTGAAGGCGTCCTCGACCGGCTTGCCTCCGGCGAGGGCGCGCTCGCCGAACTGGCCGATGGCGTCGGCGACCTGGTCCGAGTCGCGGGCGCCCGCAGCGATGGCCTGCGTCATGAGGCCGATGGAGGTCTTGCCGTCCAGGCCGACCCGCTTGAACTGCACGCTGTACTCGTTCAGCGTGTCCAGGAAGTCGTCGGCCTTGTTGATGTTGGTCGTGAAGCCCTTGGCGATCAGGTCCAGGGCCTCGGTGCTGTTCTTCGCCAGGCCGGTGCGGATCAGCTGCGTCGCAGCATTGGTGACCTTCGGCAGCTCCTGCCCGAACAGGCTGGCCAGATCCGCGACCTTCGTGGAGACCTTCTGGATCTCAGTGTTCGTCGCGTCCGCCTTGATCAGGCCCGACCCCATGACCGCGCCGATCGTGTCGGCAGCGCCCTGGAAGTCCTCGGTGATCGCATGCGCGTACAGCTGGCCCGCGATCTGCCCGTACCGTTGCGCCTCGGCCGGGGTCTGGCCCAGCGTCGCGCCGAGCCGCGCCGTGATCTGCTCCTGCTCCAGCGCCTGGCCGAAGCCGCTGATCAAGACGGCGCCCGCGGCGGCCCCGGCGGCAAGCGCAACCGTCTGCAGACGAGACAGCCCGCCCTCCGCCTCGGCGACAGCCTCGTCAGCGCCATCGCTCACACCGTCCGCGAGACCGTCGCCGACTGCGTCCCCAGCCTGGCGGCCGGCTGCGACGAACCGGCCCCGCGCGTTCCTGAGCCTGCCGTCAGCGCCGCGGACGATGCCGTCGCCGAGCCCTTCACCCGCCTCCTGGCCGGCGCGGTCGGCGTCGTCGCCCATGCGCGGCCCGGAGGCGCGCTGGGCCTGCTCGGCACGGCGGAGGGCGGGCTCGACCGCCCGGTCGTCGATGGACAGGATGCCGTTCAGCTCGCCGACGGTGAGCGCCACAGATCTACCTCCCTCGGGGTGTGCGGGGCGGGTCCTCGGGAGGTGGTGCGAAGTGCCGGTGCAGGCGGGTCTCAGCGCTCAGCAGGCCGAGGATGCGGACCTGGAGCCAGCGCCACGTGCGGCGGCGGAGGATGCCGTCCTCGACATCGATGCCGTACTCGGAGTGCAGGTCAGCCTCGATGAGGGGCCACTGCTCCAGCAGTGCCGACCAGGTCAGCTCCGACGTGCCTTGCCGCCCCCGCCCTTGCCCTTGCTTCGGCGCTGGGATCCCGCCTTCGTACCACTCGTGGAGGCCGGTGACGGGGTCGTACTCGCCGTGCCCGACGCCGAGGAGCCGCGCGACGCCTGCCGACGCTCCGCCCGATTCTTCGGGGCTTTTCCCGGTTGGCCCGTCTTCCAGAACTGCTCGGCGGTCTCTTTGTCGGTGGTCACCCAGAACATGACCGTGAGCGCAACGTGCTTGAAGGCGCCCCACTTCAGCTCGGTGCGGAGCTGCTCGTAGGCGTCACCGAGGCACATCCGGTACAGGTCCAGCTCCTCCTCGTCATCGAGGACACGCGAGTCCGGCGCCTTCCCGCCGGCCGCGAGCCGGGCCGCGAGCGAGGTGATCCGCTCGATCCGGATGCCGTCCTCGGCGGACGGCTCCTCGATGCGGTACACGCGGGTCTGGCCGTCGCGGCCCTTGACGGGGAGGTCGAGGTAGTCGTCGAGGAACGCGTCGAGCGCTTCGAACGTCGCGCCGCTCATCAGGCCACCGGGTTCGTGATGGGCAGCAGCGGGCCGGTGCCGGTGAGGGTCATCTCGACCTGGTCGAGGGCCGTGTACTCGCCGCCGGACGGGGCCCAGGTGACCAGGGCGGTGCCCTCGTACGCCTCGGGCAGGCCGTTGCGGTCGTAGTAGCGGATGTGGACCTCGCTCGCGCTGCCGGAGGCGAAGCTGGCGAGCCGGAACGCTTCGTGGGTGGGGTGGTACACCTTCACCGTGTCGTTGATCTTCCGGTTGATCGTGACGCCGAGTTCCCAGGACTGGCCGGTCTTGGTGTTCTCGGCCCAGCCCTCGCTGTCGTAGCTGGAGCTGTCCTCGATGTTGGGCTCGGCGGACGGGCTGAACTCGGTGATGCCGGGCACCATCTGCCAGTCGGAGCCGTCCTTCGTGGCGGACATGTCGATCTCCAGCCGCCAGCGGCGGGCGAGGGCGGTGATCGGGGTGGGGGTGGACATGCGGTCCTCCTAGTCGATCAGGTGAGACCCGGACCGCACGGTCCGGAAGTAGAAATTGCTGGTCAGCTCCATGCGGCCGTGGGTGTCCTGGCCGATCCATGCCTGGGACTGCCGCCACGACAGGGCCACGTGCACGCCGCCGACCTCGTAGTGCTGCCGGTTGTGGAGTGCGTCGAACACAGCGTCGGCGAGGTCGTCGATCGCATCCACGTCGCCTGGGCCCGCGCGCATGCGGATCTGCACACCGGTGATCGCGTCGGTGTGCTCGGAGTCCTCGACCGGGTAGGCGGTCAGGCCCAGTGCCCGGTCCGGCTGGTCGGGCATGACCGCGCGGAAGATGCCGGTCTCGTCTGCCCCCACCATGCCGTCGGGTCTGAAAACGCCGACGCCAGCCTCGGCGAGGAGGCCGGCGATTCCGTCGAGGAGGTTGCTCGTGTAGCTCACCGCAGGGCCCGCCTCAGCTCGGCGGCGATGAGCGCGGCCACCTCCGGGCGAGCCGCGTTGAGGCTGTTCTCCAGGTACTTCGCGGTGCGGCCCGGGGCGTGCCGCCAGGTCAGCTCTTCATGCTGCCTGACGGCATACGGGGTGT